AGGGAGTTGATAATCTTCTTTTACCAATAGTTTCCCCACTTACATTCTTGTCGTCTATTACTTGTCCTTCACACCAGAGTATGCCGTCCCGAGAGACGACATCATCTGTGTGTACTACATAGACGGGGAACTGTATATCAGAGAGTTTCATACTTCTTCTCAAACTTACCAAATGAGTAGTCTTCGCCTATATCGAAGTCGCAACCAATTGGAGTGCCTGGGATAGAAAGTCCTCTATCTTTTTGTATGAAGTTCTGTAACTCTTGGGAGTATCTGTTTATCTCACAGTCTGGCACTTCTGCTAGAATGGAGTCATGAACAAGTGCAAATATCTTTGCTTTCATACCAGTCTTTTTGATATAATCATTCATCTCAATACCACCTAGTAAATTGACATCAGAGGCGATAGACTGTACTAAGAAATTAATACCAGACCTTACCTCATGTGAAGCTATGCCTTTATCCGAAGAAAACACATTAGGTAATCTTCTTTTTCTTCCAAAGAAAGAGTACATAAATCCATTGTCTTGAATAAATTGTTTACCATCGTCAAGCCACTTCTTAAGACCTGAGAACTGTTCGAAGTAATCAGCAATAACTGATGACGCATCTTTCATACTAAAGTACTTACCTGAGTCTTTAGTAACTTGTTCACTTATCTTTTTCGGGCCTGCTCCATACATTATACCGAAAGTAACTGCCTTAGCCATTTGCCTTTCCACAGAGTAGTGTTCTGCAATGTCATCGACATCGCCTGGGAGGTCGAACACTATCTTAGCAATGTTACTATGGAAGTTACCTCCATCTTGAAAAACTTTCATCAAGTTTTTGTCATTAGCAAGTACTGCTGCGCAATAAACCTCAGCTGTTGTTAAATCCATTGCTACGATTTTATAGCCTGGTCTGGCTTTTATACACCCTTTGACAATAGGATTGTCTCTAGGTATCTGTTGCATATTCATTTTACCACTAGAAGATAGTCTTCCTGAGGTAGTGCCATGCAAATTAAATCCTGTTCTTAATCTGTCATCTCTATCTAGCTGTGGATAAATTTTATCCAAGTAGGTAGATTTAATCTTTACTTTCTGTCTAATCTCTAAGATTAGTTTTGGTACTGGGTGTTGCTCTGCTAGTGTAGTTAATACTTCAGCATCAGTAGAGTCAGCTCCTGTTCCTGTTTTCTTACCTGTTGGTTTCAGTCCTAAGTAATCAAAGAGTAAAGCTCTAAGCTGTACTGTGCTGTTTGGATTAAAGGCTTTGCCTTGATTAATCTCAAACTGTTTTACAGCTTCATAAGTATATAGTTCTGCTACTGCTTCATCAATATTATCTTGCATTAGTACTGATGACTTTTCTAGTCTACCTTTGTCGAATGGCACACCATTATCTTCTATATCTACTAAGAATCTAGTGCCAGGTATAAGAATGTCTTTGTATACTCCATACAGTCTGTCATTCTTCAGTAAAGGTGTCTCAAACTTTTGGAATAGTAAGAAAGTACACACAGCATCTAAGGCTGCATAGTGTTTCATTACATCAAAAGGAATTAAGTCCCAAGAGAAATCACCTTTCAACATGCCATGTCTTTTTCTATAGTCATCCATCCAGTCGTACATAGGTTTCTCATAGTCTCCATAAGGTGTATACTTTAGGGAAAGTTGTTTCAAACCATGTGTGCCTGGGTTTTCATCTAACATATAATGTAGTAACATAGTATCTTCAAATCTTGGGAACTTAAAGTTAAAATGATACTCAAAGAAATGTAAATCAAACTTAGCATTGTGAAATACTACTCTTTTCTTATCGAATAGTTGTTGTAAAAGTTTTTCTGCTTTCTCATCTACACACTCTGTATCTATGTATGCACCATGATTAGGCTCATAAGATATGCTCATGCCTAGTATGTGTCCATTTCTGTTATACAATGCTGTTGTCTCTGAATCTAGTGCTATGAAGTCATGGTCAGAATTTAAAGCATTATCAAGAAATACATAGAGTTCTTGACTATCTTGTATTCCATACGCTTTATCAGTACCGAGAGTTACATTCTTTAGTTCTCCTTTTATATACTTAATAATATTATCTTTGGAGTCGTCCCATGTTCTCTGGGCTTCAGGTTTAAACGCTAACATAGCTGGGTTTATTACTGGTATGAACTTATCTTCTACTACTCTACCACTATACTCTGTTACAGAATTAAGTTTGGTAAAATATTTTAGACATTCAGAACCTACTAGAATTAACCAGTCATATTTATCTGTATCTATTACTATATCTACATCTCGTTTTAGTACTTTCTTTATTGTAGGGTCTGAGCATAACTGAAACTGGTCAAACTCAAATGAGTCATCAAACAGTCTCTGGTAGTTATTCCTACTTGCTTTTGTTTCTATAATTGCTACTTTAGCCATATAATTGTTCCTTTAGTTTTATTACTTGATTTAGTGGTAAAGCTCCTGCGTCTCCCAACGCTACTGGTAGCTTGATGTTTTTGAATGTTAATTCTGCGGCAAGACACATATTCTCTACTTCTGTAACTGCTTCTTGTCCTGCTGTGTCTGGGTCGAATAAAATGTCGACACCCTCTACTCCCATCATCTTTAGTAGTGATAGTTTTTCTACTGATATGTTTCTTGTACCGAAACAACATACAGTATTGGGGAGTCCTTTATCATGTAGATTTAGTACATCAAAGATACCTTCTACTAATATTACTCTACCTTTAATAGGGTGGACTTGAGCAGGAAATAAGGGCAATACTGCCTTGGGAGGGTGGACTATGTATTTTGGAATATCTGTAGGGGATTGAGCCCTACAGTTAAACGCTACAATTTTTCCTGTCAAGTCCTTAATTGGAAAAGAGACTCTGCCTGTAAACGGTTTGTCGTGATGTATAAAGCACTCGAACTTTTTATAAGTCTCGGGACTAATCTCACGCCAGTTACCTGAGTATGGCATTGCACCTTTAGGATATTGTAATCCTATAGAAGATGACCTCTTTTGTTGTGTTTTTCTTTTAAAGTTTTCTCTACGCATATCTAATGCATTTTGAGGGGCATGAAAATGATTGAACAGATTACCTTTAAAACCACAGGCAAAACAATTATATATTCCTGTGATTCTATCAATTCTCATACTAGGGTTTGAGTCGTCATGCTCAGGGTTTAAACATTTTACAATGTAGTCTGCAGGAGATTGCTTGAACTCTATCTTTCTTTCTATTAATAGTTCTTCTACTGTCATTTGTTTCTCCTCGACATTTTATCTGCTGTGTGTTGGAAAGATTTCTCTAACCATTTATCTAGTATTATTACTAGCCATTGTCTAATTTTACCCATCTGCTTCTTCTCCGCACGACCTACATTTACTGCCTATCATAATATAAACAACCCTTTGTTCCACTTCACAGAAGTGTACCCAAAATGTTTCATAGATTTTCTTCATGCTTACACCTCATTTCTTCTTCGTATATAAGTCTGAACTCTTCTATTGTAGGTACTAGTACCCATGATTGTTTATAAAAATCTCGGACGAATTCTATGTACGCGTGTTGTAGTTGTGCTTCTGTATATAATATCATTAGTCGTCGTACATGTCCTCGCCTGTTTTCATTGAACTTTCCATAGCTTCTCTTTCTTTAGGATTCATACCAGACTGAGGTCCGATTGTAAGTGTGTTCCAATTAACAACACTAGTAAAGTCTAGCATTTCATTGTTACGCATTTTAGTATTGAAGAAGGTTACTACTTCTGAACCTTTCTCCCATGTCTCTAAGTTGAACGCTGCATCTGCAGCATCTAGTATACCCTTTGCAAATCTAGCTTCGCCTGTCGCATCAGTTTGGTACGGGGCAAAGAACATAGTATTATACTCTTGGGCATAAGTCTTCAGTTTCTTACTTACTTCTATTTGTTCTGTCCATTCATATTGACCTGAACGGCTAGGTGCATTGTGTCTTTTGACTTGGTTAATATAATCCACGACTACTACACCTATGTCTAGCTGGTTTACTTTCTTATCTAGTTCACTTTGTATTTTGCCTAGAGTTAGGTTAGGGTCGTATATAACATCAATCTGTTGACCTTTGTCTAGGTCTAGCTTGGTTAAATCTTTGTGGAAGGTATCGAAGTCGCCTGTACTATAAAAGTTAGGTAGTAGTTCATGACCACCCTCAAAACGATTCGCCCACCAGCCTGCTACAGTTTTCCACTGGTCAGGACTTAGTTGTCTGTTCCTTAAATTATTGAAAGGAACTTGTGTAGAAATGGAACATATTCTTTGTAGTATTGACCTACTATCCATTTCTATAGTAAAGTATAAAGCAGACTTACCTTTGTTATAAACTGTACTTGCTATGTTACAACAAGTTACAGACTTACCTGCACCTCTCTTACCACCGACCATAACAAGGTCTTTAGGAGAGAACTGTATTCGGGAGTCGAAGTCATTATTGAATCCTAACTGCACATATCTGCCAAGTTCTTCTTGGGAGTCAAATAGAGAGATAGATTCCATACTTTCTTCAGGTGGTTTTACATCTACTTTATCACTTACTTTTAAAACTATTTCTTGTAGCTGTTCTATGTTTTCTTCTGCTGACGCTAGTGCGACAGTACTATCTACATACTTATCTAATTCGTCTAATATTTCGATTTGTGCATACTCATTTTTGAGATAGTCAAGTAGCAGCCACGCGTCTACTTCGACCTCTACAGCTTCGATTGCGAATATTTTTTCTTGTATGGAACGGTCTCGAATCTCGTACTTTAGAGATTCAAAATCTGGGAGGGCAGAGTAATTGTCAATATGCTTTTCTAATGCGCCAAACACAGGTTGATACTCACTAGGGAGATAATTCTCCTTCAAGTTAGACCATGTGTTCATGTCATTTTGAACTATGATTTGTTTTAATAGTGCAGATGCAATATTCACTTACTTTCTCCCAAAGTAATAGATAATAAAAAATGTGAGGGACTGGAAAGCCCCTCACGGAATAAGAACTAAGGGATTAACCTATGTCTTTTTTAGCAGCGCCGTTGTAGTTAGCACATTGTAGACCTCTTCTAGTCAACATAGTTTTAACTCCTCTAACAGTTTTGCCAATCTCATCAGCGATAGACTCTACAGTCATATCTGTGATATCCATATCAGCAAGAACGTCAGCTTTTGATGAGCCTTTAGTTTCTTTCTGTTTTGGTATAGCACCGATGTCGCCACTTCTTAGTAAAGAAAGAGCTTTTCCTCTGATAGAGTTAACTGATTTGCCTAGTTCATCAGCGATTTCTTCTACGAAGCTTCCGCCGTTGACCATAGTCACAAAAGTTTCTTCTTCAGCAGGAGTGTAAGTTCTTACAGTCTCTACTTTAGGAGCTGGTTTAACATGAGATGTTAATTCCATTGATAAGATTTTTCCTTGAATAGACTTTGCACTAAAGTGTCCGCCTTCAAAGTTACTAGCAATCTCAGCGTATGTGTAGACACCTGAGTTGTCTGATACAAATGCTGATAGAGTTGCTTCTTGCTCATCTGAGAATGATTTAGAAGCTGATGCTGAAGCTAGTTCTACATCAAAACCCATTTTTCTCAATTTGCTTGAAACACTTCTTGTTGATGTTTCTAAGTTCTCAGCTGCTTGAGCAACAGTTGCCTGAGATATTGGTGACTCACTTCCTACGAAATCTGTTAAAGATTGAGTTCTTTCGTCTGTCCATTTTGGTAATGCCATTTTATATTTCCTCTATAAATGATTTAATGTTTTCGATTATTGTTATACCCTTTTCGTCTGCCTGTTTGGTTTTTGCACTTTGTATTCCACTCTCATTGATTAAGATGGTTACATCTTTGGTAATGCTAGTTTTAACTACATAGCCGTTTTCTTCTAATACTTTTTGAGCGGCTGCTTTGGTAGGATAACTACTTAGCTTTCCTGATATACAAACTGTTCCCTTTGAAATAATACTGACCTGCTTAGGCTTCTTAAATTTAAAAGAAAACGGTAACTCATAATATCGTTGTGAGTTGAAATTGTCAACTAACCATTCACACAAACTCGACGCCGCTTTAGGGCCCAGACCTGCTTCGCTACATATCTCTGGGGTTATCTCACTTAAATGTGAGATTTGTTTTGCTAATTTTTGGGAAGCACTTGAACCAATCAGCGGTATCGAAAAAGCTGGAAGTAGAACTGTTAGGTCACAAGTCTTTGAGTTATTAATTTCTGCTTGTAACTTCGCACCTAACTTGTCTGAATCCAGTAACGAAGACATCTGCTCTTGGGTGAATGAGTAGATGTCGTGATAGTTGGACAGACCTAACTTCTGTATAGTAGCTGGGCCTAGTCCTTTAATTCGGAGAGTCTTTGCAAAATGCTCAATCTTCTTGGAAGATGTAGCACTGCAGGTAGAACTTTGACAAAATAGTTGGTCGTTAATCCAAACTAATACCGAGCTGCAAGCAGGGCATTGTGTTGGCGGTACTATCTGTCTCAATCTCTATTCTCCTAAAATGTATATATATTATATAAGAATTATAACCATATGTCAAGAACTATTTTTGGGAAAGTCCCGAAGAATAAGCGATGAAATTTCAAAGCATTCTGTGTGTCCCCCGAACTTAACCTTTGGTTTATAACTGTCGTTTTTATACAGTTCGTGTAGCTTCTGTTCCCACTTCCACACATTGTATAAAGTATCGTGGTATGTTCTTTGTATTCTTAAATCATAGCCTTTAAAACCACGACTTCGTTTTATTACATGACGCCAATCCTTACCACTAGCCATACCCACCTTGATACATTCTCTTTCAAATGTGGTTTGGTTTACTAATATAACGCCATACAAAACACCCTCTCTTTCTTTTTCAGAGGGGTGGTTGTCAAAATAAGTTTGATTGTATACTCCCTTACTCAACTCTTTTCCATTTAATTATTGTATCTATCTCTATGTCGTGCCACTTTCTAAACTCGACATCATAACACATAACTTTATTATCTATTATTCTGTGAGGTAGCTCAAAATTATTTGTAAATTGTTTTGCTACTGTAACTTCTCTTTGTTTTTCTACATTTGTTACTAAGCAAGTATAAGTTAGTAATACTATACTTTCTTCCATAGCCTCTACTAATTTTTGAGTATCAACCATTTGGTATGCTCCCATCTTCTTCTACCATTCCTAGACAGAAGTTCTCGGCTATATCTTCACACCAGCTTTCACTTTTAGTAGGATGCCACATAAGAAATCCTGAGTTACTTGTAGGAGTCTCTATTAAATGTACCCCCCAGTATCCACCTGTTTTATGTTTTACTACTGTTCCTGTTTTGTTACCTTCCA